CCCTTCGGATGACCCATGTGAGGGGGCCCAGGAAGGACCCGTTCGTTCTCAATAAGGAACTACATCTAGTGTCTGGGGGTGGGTCAAAAGAAATGCGGTAATTCTTTTTTATAAGAGGTTTCAAAGTTCTTTTTCCATAGTCTTTTAAATGTTGTATCCATAGTACGCTCGGCTTGGTAAATAGGTTTGTATTCTGTTTGATCTACTGCTTTAAAGATTAGCTTTAACCGGTGATTCATAGCCCTGCGCCACCATATACCGGCGGGTCTATCCCCATACTTAGGTTTACCCACTAGGAATGTGCCATCAGATTCGACCCCCTTCTTGGCTCTTCGTTTAGTGTTTAAGCTTTCGCGCTGGTTTATTCTTCCTGACCTAGAGACATGATCATAGATGTAATTAATAGAAGCTCTTGAGACATTGCCGAACTTATCTATCTTGAGGGGGGATGTAAAGTTCTTTGCATGAGGAACGAGTTGAGCATTGGGGCTAATGCTTTTGTATGCAAGAGGATGATTGATTAATAGTTTCTCAAAACTCTTTTGTTTACGTTTGCCGCCTTGAATGTTGGGTGCGAAATATCTATATCTATTGAACGGTTTATCTTTAAAGTTAAGGCCAGCAGCAAGACTATTCTTATTCGCAAATTCACTTTGCCTCCATGCTTCCCTTATTTGTTTTTTAGGATTAGAGAAATAGGATTTACTATTATTTTCTAGATTAACTTTTACATTTCTTTTTCTAGTACCAGTACCACTATCAAACCTAGAGCCAGCCATTGTGTAGTTAAGGGCCTGAGCTGTTATCCAATGAATGTCATTCTTAATAGCAATAGTTACATGCTTTGGGAGAGCGAGAGCGTCAGGGTCCACATCAAACTCAATCATCTTAAATAGGGGTTATAAGGGTTACGTGAAAAGTGCTTATACCAAGTAGCGTTTTCTGTGAGTAAGTCTTTTTGATGTTCGTATATGTGTTGTCTTAGTATTTCAATACCAATTGTGTTTTCCGGGCTATCTGCTGAAAAGCTTACAAATATCCTTCGCCATTGTTCGGAATCAAAATATTTTTCCATTGTCTTACTGTCTTAACGTACTAAGTCTAGCAATTAGGCTTCTAGAGGGGTTGAACAGAGCTTAGAAAGGGTTTTGTCGCAAGCTTCTAGGTTATATAAAAGCACTTTTGATGTTGGTGTTTTTCTTCTGTAATGCTTACCAATTACTAAGATCTTGTCTTTATTGCGTAGTTTTTGAATTGTAGATTTGCCCATTCCTAACGCTTCGCATGCTTCTACTTGTGTTACCCATTTAATAGCCATTACTATTGACCGATAGTTGATAACAGTATACTATGCATAAGTAGCAATATCAAGTTTGATTTGCTTTCCCGTTAAGGGACAAAACAGCTCACCGTAAAGGTTTTTTATTATGGCTTTAAAAGGCTTCCAAGTAACGCTCGAGAGTGACGGCCCTCTCCTTTGTTCTAATGTGCAAAGCTCCGACCCATTAGGGGAAGGATCAAAACAAAAAGAATTTTTTCATACTAAAAAGAAGAAAAACGACGAAGATCACCGTGCATTAAGAACTCTTGACTGGATCTTTTCGGGTTACTGGGATCAAACGGGGCAAGTATCAATCAACGAAACGGAAAATACAGTTGCATTTGATGGTTTTTCTGATCCTATTTTGCCCGGCGCAAATTTCCAACGCTGCTTAAGAAACGCCGCTACAAAATGGAAACTAGGGAAAGATGTCTTAAGAGCCGTAGTGGTTTCTAATGACCCTGTAATTGAATACGACGGGCCAAAGGATGCTGTTGAAATGTTTAATTCTCGGACACCAAAGTTTCAATTAGCAGCTTTCACCTCTAGGGGTGTATGGGTTAATCGCTTAATGTTTCCAATATGGAATCTGACGTATAAATTGACTGTTGATGATGAGATTTTAAGCGTTTCTCAACTCAAAAGAATTATTACTATGGCTGGAAAATCTGAAGGTTTAGGTACTTGGAGGCCGCGACATGGAAGATTTACAGCAACTGAATTAAAAGAGGTAGGTTTCGATGCTTGAGCCAAACATTCACCCTATAGACTGGAAAAGCCTTGAAAAAGGTTCTTCTCTTACTGAAGAGCAAATTATTGAATTTCATAAATATCATTTTCCTGATAAAAAATTTGACGAATTTGCTTACTTAAGAGTGAGAAATGAAATTCAAAAGCTAAGAACAGAGATTAATGATCCAATAGTAATCAAGCAAGAAAAAACAGGAGAAAATAAAACTCTTAAGATTCTTACAGATAAAGAAGCTCCTTCTTATTTGGATTCACAGGCAACAGCAGGTATAAGAAAGCAACGTAAAAATGCCAGACGTTTATTAACTGATATTGATACTAATAACTTAAATGAGTCAGAACGCCGCAAACTTGAGACTAAACAAGTGCATCATGCTTTTATTGCTGCTGCTGCGGATGGAGCTAGGAAACATTCTTTGCAAACACAAAGGAAAGGGGAAGTATTGCCAAACTCTGTAATAAGAAAATCAAAGCTCATTCCTCCTGATACTTAAAGTTATTTATTTAACTTTTCAAGGCTTAACCATTCGACTCGAAACTGAGCAATTCTTTACCATCGTTCACACTTAACGAATAAAAGTGAATTACAAATTTTTGTCTTAGCACCGCCCTTCTATTCAGTTCTTTTCCGCTCCATTCTCCTCTATTCTCCCCTTCGTAGCTCGGCTCCATTCGCCTCAGCTCAACTCAATCGCTTGCTAGTTCCACGATTAAGAACTGGTTTCATGTCCGTCAGCCCTACGCGGTTAAGACGGGAAACCAACCCCCCGCTGCTCCCCTCGTTTCTGTGCGGATCCGCTTTCCGCAACTCGATTCACTTCGATTCTGCTCAAATCCATCGTTCACACTTCACGATTAAAAGTGTTTCAACTCACTTAAGCCCTTCGTGGTGATGAGTGAGAAATCGTTGCTGTTCACTTCAGCTCTTCGCCCCTCGCGTCGCGTCTTCGCGCTTCGTCGCCCCTCGCGTCACCTCTACTCGTTTCCTCTCAAATCCATCGCTCCCGATCCACGATTAAGATCGGACTTTATTTCTTGCTTTTTTAAAAGTTGATTCAGTTGTTGATGTTGTTGCAAATGGATATTCTCTAAGGTGGCATTCCAGCGAGTGCCCCATTGCGTTAGACATTGCACCGCTATCAATACCGTATTTGCTATGACCACGAACTGAAAAAGAATGTCTGAGCGAGTATGTACCCAATTGTTCATTTCTTGATTCAACCTTTGCTTTTAGAGAACTCCAACACGAACGACGCTCAAGGTATTTTCTAATTGATTCAGCAACGCCGTTACCTTTAGCAGTTAAAGAAGGTAATTCAAGTAAACCAGATTTGTATAAGGCTAATAAATTCCATTGGGTGTTTTCTATTGGTAAAGGTTCTAATCTTCTAGGTTTTGTGATGCCTCCACCGCTTCTTTTTTCATAAGAGCACCAAAGATATTCTTCATTAGTTTTGTTATCTGTTCTTACATGAAGGTATTTAATTTCAACAGGTCGAAGGCCATATTCAGCAATTAGTTTTAAGGCATTTGCCCATTTAACCCCGGCGGTGGTTGATTGGATTTGTTCAATTAGATTTAGTATTTCTTGATCTGTTATCGGATCTTTTTTTTGTCTTTTTGCTTTAGCTGTTTTTCTTCCTATATGTATTTGTCTATTTGTAGGAGGTAGCCAAGAGGCGGGGGCGTTCTCTCTGGTAACGCAATATTCAAGGAATTGGCAAAGGTTATTAGTGCGGCGCTTTCTTGTTGGTGTTCCGGGGGGCCATTTGCGTATGACTAAATCAATTAAATCAGCGGGGTTAGTTGGTGGATTTTTAGATTCTAATAATTGAACAGCATCACATAAAACACTTTTGTAATCGTGATTAAATGTTTTTTGAGTAATAGCGTTTTCGTGCTCTGTTTTGTATTGCTCGAAGTTTTTTAAACACAGTGACCAATCCCGTTCAATTTTGGGGGCATTACCAGACGCTATCTTTGATGCTGTTTTTAAATCATGGCCCTCAAGGGTAAGGTTATATATTTTTCTAATTCTTATTTCTGCGTCTTTACTTGCGCCGCGCTCCCATAGGAAATCTAATTTTACTGATTGAGGTTTTGCCCCTTTAGGTCTAAAAAATAACAGTACTTTTCCTCTATGGTCTACAACAGACCAACCTTGACCAATCTCTTTAATACCGCGTTGAAAGTATTCGGCCCAATCACCTGATTTACGCTTAAGTTTTGGCAATGTAATCTAGCTGTAATCTAGTGTAAGTATTGCCCACTATTAAACGATAGTCAATAGAGGTGTAGGGGCTAGTTATAGCTTGAAAAAGCAGTTACAGCAGGGGTTGAGGTGTTCGCTTTGGGAGCACTAGGTCGCAGGTTCGAATCCTGTCGCCCCGATTGGGATCTCAAGGAATGGGTTTTTCGCTTGTAATCTAGGCGTAATCTAGGAACGGTAAAAACCCTGTTAAAACGGTAATTCGTTTGTGTTTGGTTCGTACTGAGAACGTACATTTTCCTGTTGTTCTACGGGTTCCCTATACAAGATGTAGTCAGGCTGATTATCTTTCTCTTTAAACCCATTCTTAAAGATGGTGTATTTGAAACCGTCGTTTTTTCCTGAAAAATACTTTTGACCGTTTTTTGTTTCGTTTAGCCAAAGGCCGGAAAGTTTTTCTTGGTTTTCTCTAGGCATTGTTTTTAAACTCCTTGTTAATTTCGGGGTGAGTGGCAATTAGGGCATTAGCCCCAGATGAAAAAGACCAACCGTTTCTAGTGCAATATTTATAAAAGTCTTGATAGTTAACGGCGGTTAATTTTGCACTTATGCGATGACGGTTTTTCCAATCGTTTGTATTAACTTCCGGGGGGCGTTCATCTAATCCCGCATAAGGATTTTTTCTTAATTGTTGGCGTTCTTGTTCAGTCATGTTCTATAAGGCCTCAAGAAATCTTGAATAATCACCGCATGTCTTTTTTCTTGGATGTAATCGCTAAATTTCCCTTCGGGAGGAATTGGAAAGTTTTTACGACAATAAAGTTCTAGATCATGAAAGATTCTTATTTCTTGCTCATTTTCTGATTGAGCTAATTTCCCTAGTTTGTTTATTAGTGCCATCCGTTCAGCTTTAGGAAGTGACTCAGGTATTACATCAGACTTTAACGGCTGTTGCTGTTTCTGTTTAGGCGTAGGGCTTGAATTTAAATCGTTATTAACAGGGGGTGTTGTTTTTTGCCAATTCTTTTCTTTGTCGTAAAGAGATAAACCGAATTGATCACCGAATTGCATTAAGGCGCGTTTTCGTGCGTCTGACTCAGCTTCTTTTACTGCTGACTCGTGTTTGTCCCCCGCTGGTACTCTTTCCCCTCTTCCATGCCCTGCGCCTATACCCTCTTTAACAATCCCGTTAACGATCACCCTAACTTTTGCAATGTAAGTAACACAGAAATTATCAGCGTGTACCAGATCCATCTTTAAGGTTTCTGACGACCAATCGTAATTAAAAATTCTGTTGGCTTCTCTTATTACGTGCCAACTTTCAATATAAGCAATCTTTAAGGTCTTTCTTTTATCAGCCCAACGTTCAGAGACATTAGCTTTGTCTATTGGTTGGTTTAATGCGTTGACCTGTTCTTTTGTCAGATTCATCGACATAGATCAAAAATCCCTGATTGTTTTAGCTGATCTTTGCGCTCCTTCATGCCAACCCTTTAAGGCTGCACGTTCATCACCATCTAAATCAGAAATATCTATAGCATTTACAAGTAAATCCATCATTTCAACGCTGTGCTGCGTTTGTTGTGCTGCAATTTCATGTTGCGTTTGCACTTGATCAAAAAATTTTTTTGTAATTGGATTCATGGGAAAAAATGAAAAAAGTAAAATCACAGAATCCAGAAAGTTTTAAAAACTGAAAACGATAATCATAGCTCTAGGTCTTTTATACCTATACGAAAGCGCAGGGTCAACCCTTTGCTATGCATATTTAAGTATTCTTAATTACATACGTTAAAACAACACAGTCTATGACAATAATTTTTCCCATGACAATTTTGATCCTTGTGTCCAAATAGTAACTAGATCAACGGATTCTATCCCCGCCCATTGGCTAATCGCATCGTTGTAGTCACATCTTCTAATAGTTCCGTGTTTAGTGGATTTCTCTATTTCTGGCACTGTGTAATCACTTTGCCCTGCAAAAACTTCACGGAAACGTTTTAAAGGTAAACCATTTTTATCGGCAAGAGGTTTTAAAAATTCGGCTATTGATTCCCACGCTTCTTTTCTATCCATTAATTCTTCAGTTGCTTTACCTCTAAAAACTGTTCGGCAAAACTCAGAAATATTAAAGGCAACATCCTCTGTAATTTTTACGCCTTCTATTTTATAGGTTTCGTTAATTGGAAATTCACCAACAAATAAACCGTAAAACTTCCAACCAGTAACAACAGGTTTATTATCTGCATCTAAATAAGGTTTTGATTGCTTAAATTTATCTCTAATTTCTTTGGTAAATTTGCCTGTTATTGATACAGCCGGGGGGTATTTTCCAGAGGCGATAATTTTATTTAATTTTGCAAACTCTAAAAAAGTTTCAGGTTTTAAAACAAGCTTGCCTGCTTCTAAATGTGAAAACTGAGAGTTATACAATTTTATACCAACCGATTCACAGAGGACGTGGTAATTCTGTTGAGACAAATTATACATTTCCCTGTTACGTCTAAACGATTCCCCAAAAGCCGTTCTTGCAGGATCTGGTGTTTTCGTAGGCACGTTATCTATGGGTAAGTATCATTAGCAATATAACGAGGGTTGACCCCTATGCAAAGGTCTTAATAGTGCGGTTAATACTGTGACATATGATACAAGTCAGGAACGATTACCGTTATCAATACATGCCCTTCAATTCTTTGTTTTCCCTACGTAGTCTTTCGTTCTCATAAACCAATTCTGAACAAACGTTAAAAATATCTGATTGACAAGGGATCAATTCTTTTCTGATCTCGTTAATTCTTTTTTGTCTTTCGGCCTCTGTGGAATAGGTCATTGCGGCCTACTGCTTTGGGTCGCTTACATGATAACACTAACGTTACATATTGTTAATTTATTTACTTCGCTTGCGTATTGACAGACCCGACAAAGCACCGCATTATCTGTAAGTCAACCACTATTTGACACCTATTTAACCCCTGTACAACCATGGCTAAAGCGTGGGAGTTGCACCCAGACATTATGCAACAAGTGGAAACGAGCAAACCTTTTTACTTGTCTACCACTACGTTTTTAAACTATTTGATCGTTCAAGGCCTAAACGCTGGTATTGACGATTTAACGATAAAGTCATTACATTTACTTCAAGATAATAAAAACCTTTTAGAACAAGAGCTTGAAACTAAACAAGACGTTCAAGGTTTAAGGGATTGCGACTTAGCAAGACCTTATGAAGAAGACTTAAGGAAAGAACTAACTAATAAAAAAGCTAAGAAAACAAGGTATGAAATTAATGTTCCTGCTGATCTTGATTGGTGTAAGCAAAGAATTTTAGAGTTTTGGGAAGTTAAGAAAAAGAATAAAACTGAAAACGCCGCTAACTTTCTATTCGCTCAACTCAACGCGATAAAAGAAAAATACGGTGAACAAGTTGTTTTAGATCAATTAGAACTTGCAACGGCTGAAGGGTTCCAATCAATAACAATGAATAAATATGAAAAACTTGGGTTGCCAGTTGCTTCGCATAAGCAGACTAAGGAACCTGAAACGCAACATCCTGCGTACAAAGTTTTTAAAGCTTCTGATGTTTATGGCGACAAAGGGCCAACAACAAACCCCGTTATGCAATCGCTTTTAAATGGAACAAGCCTTTGATATTTCATCAACAATCAAGACGCTACGTGATGGCATTTCTAAGGGTTATTGGACTCTTGAAGATTTAGACACCGAATCACCCGATTCAAGGTATTGGAGAAAACAAGCATTAAGGAATGTTCCTGTTAGTGATCACGGAACCGCTTGCTTTATGAAACCTCACCGAAATTTATTAAGAGAACATCCTAATGAACCTATTCACGAAATCAAAGTTACAGAAGAACGAGACTTTCCGACTGCCCCCAGACAGACACCTCAAGATGAGGGAATCAGACCACAGGTATTACTGCCTGAAGAACAAACGAATAGTTCCTTGGTCAGTGTCAACGATTTGCCGTGGTAATTCCTTTTCTACATGGGAGGGAAAAACAGCAGCGATGGAAAGAGGCGATATTATCCACCTTTGTTGGAATCGCTTTCTAGAAACAGGACATCCGGGTAATGCCGGTGAATGGGGTGAATGGGTCGGGATTTTATGCGAAGACCCCCTATGGAAACAGCTAACCCCTATCGCATTGGAACATGAGTTAGTTGATCGTAAATTTTGGATAGCAGGGAAACTTGACGGTCTTTTTTATAACAACGAAACAGAAGAAGTTATTTTAATTGACCTAAAAACATTTGAAGAAAAGTTTGACGAGAAAAAACAAAAATGGTCAAAACCATCAGGATCACATACGAAACAGTTAGGCGGATATATCGACCTTTTATATATCAATTACAGCGACTTGATTATTGATAAGGCAATGATCATATATTCAACTCAAAGGCAAGTGATTTATAAAACGTATCCAGATGTTGAACGTTGCCGAGGTGATTACCAGTTAGCTCGTCGCGTCTTTATTGAAAACCAAAGAAAATTACACGCTTTTTAAAATGACTTTCTATCAAACAACTAATCAAACAGATTCCGCGCTTAAGGAATCAAATAAGAAAACAAGAAAACAAGAGGATTTAATTTATTCTCTATTTGTTAAAAGGAATCGGCCTTTATCTCCATCAATGGTATTAAGTCAGTCTGGTTTAAATTGCCCTATTACGTCGATCAGACGCGCAATAACTGATTTAACTAATTCAGGCCGTATTGTAAAAACTGATCGTCAGGTAAAGGGGATGTATAACAAGCCTGAACATTTATGGGAGCTGCCAGACTTAACAGAACCAAAACAAGTGTCTTTATTTGATTAGCTTTACTTCTTCTGCTTATGCCTATTGCCTAAAGGGTCAACCCATGTCACTATTTAACTAATGAAAAACAATTCATGTACGAGTTTAAAAAAGCGTTATGGATGGTTCTACTATCTACGCCTTTACTTATTGGTATTGATGACCTTGCTCATAGTGTGGCCTCTTACCCTGATCAAAAAACTCTTATTTTCCCTGAAAAACCTATGCATAAGCAGGCCTATTATACGGGAACCGATCAACTTTATTAGGTCAGAATCTGTGGAACAAATCGACGAATGGAACAATTACGACGAGGAAAAAAAAACGCAAGAATGGCTAGCCGCTTTTGATGATGATCAAATTTTAGAAAATGCTCGTTACGTGGCTGAATACAATTATCACCTTGAAAACGAGCAAAACAATGAACAAAACAACCTAACTAAATTTCCTGAAATTCCCTACGATGATCCCCTTAGATAGCGACCTTTTAAATTCCCCTGAACGCATCCTTGCGGAATTGGTCAAAACAAAGCAAAAACAAAATGAATTAAAAAGTTTAGAGGCAGTATTAAAAGACGAACTAGAACAGCATCTAAAAGACGGACGGATTAAAGGTATTTATAAAGCGAATGGGGTAACAGCTAACAGGCTTCAGACAAAGCAGAAATATCAATATTCAGAAGAATTAACAAGACGAGAGGAAGCTTATAAAACAGAAATTGATCAAAGGAAAGAACTAGAAATTTTAGATAACAAAGCGGTGAAACTTGAAACTACTAGTTACTGGAGAATTACCGTTGACAAATAAAGAAAAGATAGAAGCCGCCGAGCGCAGAATTTCCGAGCTTCAAAAGTTAATTAAAGAATGGAGGAAGAATGAAAATATCAATTGATGTAATTGGTTTACCTGTAGCGCAGGGATCTTTAACAAGGGCAAAGTTTGGGCTTAGATACTCAAACGCAAAACAATTATCTTCTTGGCGTACTGATGTTGTTAATGCTTTATTGGCAGCACGTAATGAAGATTGGCAAAATGACGGGGCGTTTAGTGTAACGGCAATTTTTAGGTTTCAACGACCTTTAGGACATACAAATAAGAAAAACCTTTTAAGAAAATCTGCCCCCTTACATAAATCAACTAAGCCTGATTTAGATAAGCTGCAAAGAGCTTGCGGGGATAGTTTAGAAATGGCAGCGATTATAAAAAATGATTCTCAGATATGCGAATGGATAGCGAAAAAATGCTATTGCATCGGGCAAGACCCGCCGGGTGTTCATATGACTATTACTAATTTGAATATGGAATAGATACGCTTGCGTATAGGGTCTACCCCTGATATATTTATTAGGCCTTAAGTCACATATCGGGCGTGACTTCTCCGCGCTGGACAAGATAAGCGTCAGCCTTCACTACCGCCTCAGATCAGAGCTGCGATCACGATCAGGGGCATTTTTAATGCGTATTTGTTAAAAGTATTACTAATTGCTAACGATAAATAGCAAGGGTCAACCCTATACGTTACGATAAAAGAGTCAATTCGACCCGTGGAGACACGGCCTGTTAAATGATTTCTCAATCAATCAACTCAAAGTCAAAACTTGCCGATTACAAAAATTATCACAAGCAAGCCAAGACATATATTCAAGAGTTGGAATCAAAGCTAGACAACAAGGTTTTAACCCTTGAAGACTACAGAAAAGATCTAAGTCGTCGCCTAGCAACCCATAATAAGGAATTTGCACTAGCTCTAAAAGATGCTGCACTTCTTCTAACCTCTGCTAAAAAGCAAGTTGTAGAACTATTTCCAATCAATTAACCACCGCGCCCCCGAAAGGGGGTTTTTTATTCCTTCGCTTTTAAAACAATGACAACAACTACAAAAAACTCTGAAACTTATTCTTTAATGCAAGAAATTATTGATGAGGTTTTAACAGGTTACAAAGCCGTTTATCCTTCTAATGAGTCTGTAGTCAAAGAAGGCTTTCAAAAGGCCTTAGATGAACTTCAAAACATAAGTTATTAACCAACGTCGGGGAGCCTGAAAGTTGATTCGCTAAGAATCAGAATCGGTACGTCTTAGGACGGCACGTGATACAACACCCGTGAGGGAAACATAGGGAGCGTAATTGGCGTGATCCATCCCCCGACATTTAATTGTTACCTTTCTATTTCTAAAACTATGGGAGCCACCCCACGCTATAAAATCAACGATCAGGTAAACAAGAAAAGAAATACCGGGGTCTATTTAAAAATAGGCTCAGCTATTGGGACCGTTGTTTCAATGAAGGTAAAAACTAATAAGAAAGGTACTCCCGGTTATTACTACACAGTCAAATGGCACGAAGATCTTCGCACAAGTGAGCATGCCCAGCATATGCTTGTGCCGGCCCCGTAATATTGTTAATTAATTGTTACTACGTAGGCGTATGGGTCAACCCTAGTATATACTTAAAAAGTAGTTCACCGGAGACGGTTCCAATGACAGATTTGATTCTTTTGACAGGCGGTTTTAATTCAACCAAGCATGTTCTTTCAGCATGTAGCCCTAAAGGTTATAAAGGTCTTGAAAAGTTGGGTGGTTTTGCAACTACTGAAATAACCTTTAAGCCAAGTGATTCAGGAAAGGCGATTGGTTGGTTAACGAATAACGGTTACAACGTTCTCTTTAAAGCAAGCTAAGGGCCGCAAGGCTCTTTTTTTTTGCCTGTTAATATTGTGGGCCAGCTCTACCGCTGCTTCGCTCACTGGTGATGGGGATGAACACTCCAAACGCTGACCCATCCTAAAGTAACCCGCTAGGCTTAATGTGCAAGCGTAGTAAGTATCATGCGGCGTTTCCTTGGTTGGTTAGGTTCAGGCTTTGTTTATAGATCCCCGACAAATAAAATTGATGCTTGGAGAAAGAACGCAATGTACATGACAAGTAGGCAACTTAGACATCTAGCAGGGACAACAAGCCATATATCAAAAGCCGTTTTAATTAGTCGCTATATCAATGAAAATATGTCTAAAAATGAGTATGATTAAAAGGTAGTTTATTAATGTAATTTATTTACTAAACATCAAACATTGGATAGCTATTAAACCTCTAGCGCGACGGGTGTTAGGGGTTTTTTAGTGTCTACCTATTTCGCCAATTCTTATTTCTTTGTGTCCCTTCAAGCGCTGCAATCTTCTGTTCTAGCAACGCTACCCGCTTAAACAATGCCCTTACGTCTTTATCTTTCCTATTAACAATAATGCTAAGGGTGAATAAGAAAATAGAGACTACTGCGCCAATACAGGCGGCTATTACTTCGTTCATCTGTTACCTAGCAATCTGTTCCATTTGTTTCTGATCTGTAGCTCTTGCCATAGGCCTATAAACGTACCTGTATGCGGATGATCTGGAGAATCTCGTTGATCAAGAAAATACAATTTCTCCATTAGTTCAGATCTGGCCGCGTTCTCCCAGACCGATAAGGGTTGACTCATTAGCGATAACAATTAGCTTTAGTATATTAATACGTGTAAATAGCAAGTAAACGCCTATGACTGAACAAGTATTAAAAGACCAAGTAGAAAAGAAGAAAGGCCCGTTAGGAAAGCTTAAAGACGCGCTAATCCCAGATCAGGAGGAAAGCGCTGCAATCATTAGCACCTTTGTAAGAATAACGGTCTTGGCTTGGTCAGGGGCAATCCTCACATTAAATTACGTTGCCATTCCGGGCATACCTCAACAGAAAATAGATCCGACCTTTATAGCTTCAGTTTTTACAGGAGTTTTAAGTTCTCTAGGGATTCAAACAGCATCAAAAAAAGGTGATGGAACATATAAAGCCGATGAGGAAAAACGTAGACAAGACGCGCAATTCGGAAATGTTCAAACAATACGCGTAGAGACTCCGATCAAGTTAGTTCCTCAAGAACCGAAAATAGATAAAATTTCTGGTAAAGAGATAGACCCACAATCAGGCCGCTTGATTCCATGAAACGACTACTTATCCCCTTTCTCCTTTTGGCTGCTAGTCCTTGTTATGCCGATTTTAAGCACGAACTAAAAACAGTTGTTAGCGGCGTTGTTGATGGCTCGTATTCTCACGTTAAGGCAATCCCCTCTGTCTATTCAATGAGTTCTACGGGAACCACCGTTGGGACAATGGGGAAGTTAACAGCACCCGCCGTATCTAATGGAACTTTAACGGGTGTAGCTGCAACCCTTTCCGCTTCTGCAAGCGTTTCTCAAACGGCGGCTGGCGCAAGTACTAGTTTTAGTGAATCGTATGTTCAGGGATCGGCTACACCTTCGGCGGCTTCATTGACTCATTCAGGTCTAACAAGTCTTCCCACTGGAGGCGATGTTGTCAGCTATGCGGGCGGCTCAAATAATGGGATGGCAATTGGTCTTACTCAGGCGGGGGCAATTTCTTTAACACCGGGAGCATCAGGTTCTACGGTTTCGGCTCAAATCTCAAGTATTACCGAAGTCAATTAACATGTATGAAATATTTATTATTTTTATTTCTTTTAAATGTAATTAATACAGCTAAAACTTTTGCTGTGCCAGTGATTCCCAATTTCGGGTCAGGTCAAACTCAAAGTACCACTGAGGTCAAATCTCGCACTGTAGAACGGATTGAGAGCTTTCATTTTAATACAGGCTATACTTTTAATCAGTCCGGCAGCAACATTAAAGTTATTGGTAGTACATTAACGCCCCAAACTGTTAATACTCAAACTCAAACAGTAAACGGAATATCTTCAACGTGGAAATCAATTGATCTAAATACTAAACCTCAATATGAACAAGTTGTTGCTGGAGCTGGTACACAATACAACGAAAGCCTAATGGGGCCGGGACTTGCGGAACATGTCATAATAGATCGCACTGTTGACACCGAAAGCATCACAACATCGACTAGCATATTTACACAGTGAAAAGGATATTACCTGTTTTAATTATTAGTTTATCGGGGCAATTACCAGCATTAAGCGAAGGCGTTTCAATGCAAAATAATCCAATATCTAATTCCAGTGGCGGAGTTAACGTCACAGCAGTTCAGAACGTTCCAAGTAGGCAATTTACAAATGTTTATAGTTTACAACAACTGCAATGTCAGTCAGACACGTTTGTTATACAGCCTTTTATTACATCAAATATGAGTTTTCAAAGACCACAAAGGGACGTTAGGTTAGATCCAATTTATGACGATAGAGATTTAACAGGTTTAATAACTACAGACGATAATGGCGTTGATATTGATGGGCCGGACGGATTGCCTGATAATCCGGGTTTAGTGGTTGGTTATAAATCAGTGCAATTAAACCCTCAAGATTCGTTCGCAGTGTCGCCGGGAATTAGCCTGAGCTTCAATATAAATATGGATAGAAAGGCAGTTCGTAAGTGTAGGCAAGGGGCAGCAAAAATTGTTGAATTATTAGATTTACAGGTAGCAGATAAACGGTTAAGTCTGGAGGTTGGCAGGCTTTCAAAATGCGGTGAGCTGCTAACCAAAGGCATCCGATTTAAAGAAACCAGCTCATTCGCAAAATTATGTGACGATGTAGAGGTCGTTAAATTTATCCCAAAAAATACCCTCCCCGATCATCAACACTCTATTTCTTCAGAAGTGAACGCCAAAGAAGATTAACTTTATTCCTTTCCCGTTGCGCTCTTATCTTTTCCCCTCTTGATAACGGCTTTTCTTTTTTACCTAATTTCTTTTTGACGAATTTAATAATTTTTTTCTGTAGGGGTTTAGTTCTTTTTTTTATTAGCTCAGTCAGAGGGGCCGCCATTAATGCGGATGTTGCTCCAAATAAAGCCGTAACCATTACCCCAGAAACTAAAGCAGGGGGCGGGGTGAAATGATCAACAGTTTCAATAATTTTTATTGGCTCATATACTGCAACACATTCACCTGATATTGAATCAACTTTATAAGCCGTAATTCTACCTCTACCATATTTGCCAATGCTATTTATGGGCGCGGCTCCATTCGGGGGACAGTCTGGAGGGGGCGGGGTATAGCCTACAAAGTTTGTTGTTTGTTTATTAGTCGTACTTTGTTGTTTACTTTCTTCCGGCTCCCGTGGCGTTACAGACAAAGGTTTTGTTTTTACTACTTCTAATTTTTTGTAATAGTCAAGGGGATAAAAAACGGGTTGCGAAAAATCGCACAAAATCATTACGCCGTCAGGGTCATTATCAAAGTGTCCTGAACCTCCTGTTTCATCTTGCCTAGTCTCAACACACCCCGGAACATCTATTACTAGGGGATCTAAAACAAAAGGTAATTGAGTACTAACTGATGGGGGTAAGACTAACGGCGGCTCTAAAACTATTGGATTGGCAATTCTAGGCTCTGCAATTCTAGGTTCAATAATTCGCGGTTCTTTAATATCCAATTAGCAATCTACGAAATCGGAAGCTATATCTTTCCCAATCTGTGAAGCTTTCCTTTGTGCTATTGAATTAGCTAACCAACCCACTACAGGCAAACCAGAAAGGAAACCAGATGCAGGCGTAGACGAAATTAACGCGCCGCCAACTATCTCACCTTGTGATTCCGCTGACCCTTTATCTTTGATGCACTGTAAGTAAGCAGAAGTTAATTTTGCATTATCTACAGGGTGATGGGCTATATATTCTTTTCTTGTGTAGTCAGTCTTTCCGTTCCATTTTGAATTTTCACTACTAAATAAAACTGTCTTAGGTTGGTGCATATTATGAGTGATCGTTAAATCTAATTTCTCCCCGTCTTTGCTATATCGCATTTGTGATGCGCTGTTTTCTGTAGTCGCTAATCGGGCTAAATCGAACGGGGCCGAACCTCCTGACTTTGATAGGAGAGTTAACGAGAAAAAATTACTACCGATCAGACCAGCCGATAGCAGAATCGTTAGATATGGAAATTCAGAACGGGAGGACATTACCTGTTGCCTTTGGTAATGGTGGTTTAATGCTGCTTTGTATATTCTCAATCACTTGATCTTGAATCGTAAAAAGCATATTGTTTACAAACTTTGTTCGTTGTGAGAAAACGAAAGCCCCGCCACCAATGAGGCCAATTAAGACCCCAGTGTTTACAAGCGTTAAAATCCTAATCATTCTTTTACTATCCCTGCCTGCGCGTCTACCTCATCTAAAATTTCCTTTTGTATTTGATTAATTCTTTCGTTCTTAGGGTTTAGTTTTTCCTCTGCTTCTTTTTTTATTGCGTTAATTTGCGCGTCTGCTTCTTTTACAATTTCATTTGCTTCTTTTACTAAACCTTCTTTTTCTTGCGCTAATTGATTTAAGTCAGCCATTTTAATTAATTAACTACGTCTAAGTATAAGGTCTACCCCCAATATGTCAAAGTAGCAATTCTATCCCTGACCTGTTCGGCCAGCACTAAGCGTGAACATAATAAATATATGT